GAGGGTATTACCCGCGACATCACCTACGACAACTTCCATTGCAGTATCTACTTCGTTGATGAAGCGGTCAATCAAAGCTGTGTCTTCAAAGTAAGCTGTAATAGTACCTTCGACTACAGCACGTCCATACTCAAGTGATGGTGCAGAAGAGTCACCTATAACAAAAGTAGCAGAGAAGCTATTGTCTAGCGTCAAGTCAATGCTCGTAATAATAGCAGCTTCTGTTAATGATCCGCCAGTATCTCCCAACTTCAGTGTACCTGAGTAAGCATCAAATGGTGCAGAACCTGAGTTAGCTGTCTCATCACGTTGAACTGCAAAGCCTACCGATGCAGTACCTGTTCCTGAACCAACGCCAGTTGCAGTAAAGGTTGTACCTACGTTATTGTCAGCAGAACCGATAGCTGTAAAATCTGTAGTACCTACCGTGACAATCGTATATGAGTCACCAGAGATAAAAGAACCAGCAGTGATCGTTGGGTTCATGTCTTTGCCTACAACACCAAAGGTAGTCGTTACCATTTGGTTTGGAGCGAGGGAGATACCCATTGTAGATACTGTACAACCAGTGAACCTACGAGCAAGGTCAATGTCAGCAGCGTAATCTTGAAGTGAGAAGAACTTTGGTGTCACTCCAACCTTAAGTACGTTACTTGACCAAGTATTAAGCATAGCAGATTCAAGGAATACATCAAAGTCAGAATCACGCAAGTCAGATACTATGTCTCCGCCAACTTGACGGTTACCGTGACGGTCAACCCGTGGCATACGGTCAGCTTGAATGTCGTTACCTTCTACACGATCTTTAGTCAAGTTTATGGAGTTAGTGGTGAAAGGTAGGTTAATAAAGTTGCCAGCGGGTGTCGTACCGAAGGTAGATTCAGTAATAAACGACAGACTGGAGCGTGAACCCTGTGCAAAGGCCATGTTGGTTTCTCCTATGGGAAGTTATTTATATATGTACCAGCCGATGTTGATCGGAACAAAGTACCAAGGACTGTCTATCATACCTTGCTGACGTTCAGCGTAATCAATAGACACTATGATTGTTTCTGCATCACCATTCGTGAACGAGATGTCAGTGGTTGCTGCGAAGGCGTCTATCACTTTGTTAGCGTAGTCGTCTGCGGTAGCTGGGCCTTGACCTTCGGGGGCGAAGACTGTTACAGAGAATACACCTTGGTATCTCAACTGTGGATTTAAGCCCCTTACAGCGGGTCTAGTGACTGTCGGGAGGTATTGTACCTTAAGGAAGCTAGTGCCTGTTGTAGGCTCAAATGCTACGTTCTCGTAGGCTATAGATGGGAGGTCTGATGTTACGGATAAGTGGCTCTCTAGTGCAGCCCGAATATCATTGTGAAGACTAGCCATAGATGTTCCTTATCTGTGCGAAAACTTTATAACCGGGTTTTCTCCAAGATGGGCCACTTTCCTCTACATCTTGAGCGTGTGGTGAGCGGTTCCTTAGAACAACTTTATCATCTTCAGATATACCATACTTCTCTATATCCCCGTAAAGATTGTTTCTAGCTGTTTCTGTAAACTGTTGTCTACTTGCAGTACCTTTATAGACACTGGGAGTACGAACTTCAGATCGTTTTGAACGACCCCCTCCTTTATTTACAGGCAGCATAGAAAAAGATTCTACATAGGCACCTGTGTCAACTGGGGATAAAGATATCGCCGTGTCTGCTATTGAGAATAGTTTATCCTTTACCCTATCTTCTAGGTTCTGACCAAGCAATAATATTTTGTCACTATAGCTCTTGTTTATCTTAATGGTACTTTGCTTTGACATAACCTACTCCTCTACGGTACAAACATAACCTATGGCAGTACCAGCGGAAAATAACGACATAACAGAAGTGATCTTAACTGCGTCACCACTGCCAACGATAAGGTCATCAAAGTCAGGGACAGCATCTAAGTCTAAGGCTGAGATAACACACTTACGAGTACCACGAACAACCTCATCATTACCTGCTGCAACACCTACGTTATAATTGTAAAGGTATCCTTGAACACTATAGTCAGTGGTGGTAGAACTCTCTACAGTACCTGTAGCTGGGTTGTATGTACCAGCGGAAGTAACCTTGCGTAGAGTAAGGGTTTCCCCAAAGTCTCTAACTAAGTTAAGCAAGTCAAAGGAGCGAAATGACATATCTTACTCCTTATTCGTATTCAGGTGTTTGGTAGCTTGGTGGGTTCTTAAATCTATCTCTACGGAAGGAACCTTCAATACGGTTAGTGTTTCTCCGTACAGCTTCAACGGTACTCTTGGTGATGCCCCCGGCTAGGACACCCACCGAAGCACCTGCGGTCTTACCTTGGTACTCTAGGTTATCAGCAAGTGCCATATACTGTTTAGCTAAGTCGGAGTAGTCAGCACTTAAGGCACCACTCAGTTGTGTCGTTACCTGTCGGGAATACTTAGAGGCAATAACACGAGCAACCCACGCCCCAGCGTAGTACACGTTATTTCCATTCTGGCCTAGCGAGAATAAAATCTCTTCGTTCTGAGCTTGTTGGTCGAGAGTTTCCGTATCTCCAACCAACAGCCTAACTGTGTTGAGACGACCAGAGGCCGTGGTGGTGTCCAAGTCTGTAGGATCGTAAGACCATGCCATGTAAGTCGTCTCCGTTGTTATTAGTCAGCGAGAACTTTATCTCGTATGTCGTAGAAGTCCTCTGTAATCCACCGATTAACATTAAGGAAGCGACGAATTAAACCACGTTGTTTGTCGTCAATCTTGGACTTCTTGCACTTCTTAGCTTCAAACTCTGTCTTACTGGAGGTACGTTTATTTACCTCGACATTAAGTAAGTTAACTAAGGTCTCTAAGTCTTTACCAGCTAGTTCAGACAGTCGATCTCCAACTTTGTTCTGAACCTCAAGTTCTTTGTTGTGGTGGATATAACCTGCGGCATAAAGAGTGGCGATCTTGTCTTGATCTAGCCCTCGTTCAGCCCAGTTAAAATGATCTCCACGTTTCCAATTCGTATTGTCTGCCATTAGTGGCATCTTGATAAACACAGGCCAATCGACCTGCCAACCCAAGTATGTGGGGTGCATAGGGACTCTCCATTATATGAATACTGTTATGTTCTGTTATATATTGGGTTGTACCCCAAGCCGTAGCTCAGGGTACACCTTTAGTATCTATCGCTTAGGCGATTACAGCGGAGAAGAAGTAACCCAAGTCAGCGCCTGTGACTTTCATGTCATAGGACATTTTAACTTGGATGTGTTCTGCAACCTGCTGACGCTTGAGAGCATCGTCAGAGAAGGACTCAACGGTAACACCGAGGTTGTTTACGCCGGGAACTGAGTTCCATGCGAATGTCAGACCAGCGGCAGGGGTCATCAGACCTGATGCACGAGGTGTGTGTACCAACAGAGCGTTCTTACCACCGATGAAAGAGTTGCTTTCAGCAAGACCTTCGACAGCACCGTTCTTAACAGCTTCCATGACGTAGAAGTTCTCTACTTCAAAGATTTCTGCCAGTTTAGCATCTGTAATCAAAGCTGTGTTTGTTACAGTTGCGCCACCGTTCAAACGGGCGAGGATGTCTGGGTGGTTAACCAAGATGTCACGAACTTCTTTACCAACAACCATTGTGTTTGGCTTGAAACCACCGGATGTCAACTGCATCGAACGACGAGCAGCAGTTACATCAGAGATTGGTGTGGAGTTAGTGTAGTCAGACCACAAGTTGCTGGGTGTGTTGTCTGTAGTCCAGACGCCAGCCTTGAAGAATGTGTCAGCGAAACGCTCTTCACGGTCGATCAACAAGCGAGTTGTCAATGTCTGTGCGCCAGCGGAACGGATTTCCAACATTGCATCTTCGTTAGCGATAGTCTGCTCATCGAAGTCCATGCCGAGGCCATACACGTCAGCGTAGTAAGCATCGTTGGAGATTGCCATACCGATGCGGTTAACTTCTGTGCGTGGCGCAAGTTTCTTTACGTCACCAGAGCGGTTCATGTTCGCACGGTCATAGGTGTAGAACTTGTCAGACTGACGAGCAACGCCTACGGTTGGGAATACCTTGTCAGCGACAAAGTTAGTTTGTTCTTGTACATAGGCCAGTGTCAAGTTAGACAACGGCTGGTCAATATGTACCTGAGATGGGGTCAAAAGTGGCATTAGATTATTCCTTTAAATGCTAGATTAGGCAGCTACGTTGCCACCTTGGATCATTTCGATTTCGATGATCTGACCATCTACACCGTCTTCACGGGCATAACCAAGTACAACATCACCTGTGGCTGCGAGAAGGGCTGTGCCATCTGCGCCAGTTTGAATTTGATCGCCAGCAGTAATAGCACCACCAGCTTCTACCATGACGGAACCTGAGACACATACGGTCACGGCAGCGCCAGCAGCAGCACCAGCAAGACATACGCCCATAGCGTTCTCACCAGCAGCGTCAGCCAGATCAACTTGACCGTCAGCTTCCAGAGTTACGAATTTGAATTGTGCTGCGGAAAGGTCTTCCCCAGCGATAAAAGTGCGGTTATCACGAGATTGCATGACGGCCATGATTATTCCCCTTTGTAGGATTTAGTGATGAGTGCTTTGCCTTCGTCGGTCTTAGCTACAGCAGCATAAGCCTTGGCGAACTCACTCTTTTTCAGTTGGTTTTCGTCCATGTAGGACTTTACGAGAGCATCCAGTTTGTCAGCAGAGGTAGCGAACTCACCGTCTACATCGGACTTACCAAATTCTTGCATGGAGGCTTCAAAGGCAGCATCAGCAGCTTTGAGCATTACCATAATTCCTTCGTCTTCTGAGAATGACTTCAGAAGAGACTTGGCTGCATCAGCTTCAAAGTGTGGCAGAACTTCTTCTGCTTTCTTTGTCAACTCAATGTCAGCCTTTTCGATTTCACTTTCACGCTTGGCTACAGCAGCAGCTTCAAGTGCTTTCAGGACTGGGGCTGGGATGTCGCTCTTAGCTACCATCTCACCGTCGATGTCCATCATTTCTTCTTCCGCTTTCTTCTCAATTGAGTCGGCACGAATAACGTAACCGTTGTCAATCAGACCTTTGCGGAGATGTTGGTTTTCAGCAGTAAGACGATCAACATCAGCCTTTAGTGCTTCAACATCAACTTCGGTAGCTTCTACAGCCTCAAGGTCAAACTTCTCAGCAACCTCTTCAACAGCTTCGTCAGCTTTTTCCATGTCGTAACCGAGAGCCTTCATAGCTTCGCCACGTCCACAACCTTTGTCGTCCATGTACGCCTTTACTTTGGCTTCCATTTCTTCGCTCATTTTTGTAAGTTCCTCTTCGGAATTGTCACGCTTGAAGAGTGAGACCATTGCTTGTGCATTGGCTGGACGATCCACTAGGGAAAGTTCTTCAAGGTGCAAGTTTTTCAGGAGATTGGGCAAGTTAGATTTCCTCCTTGATAGCACGTCCACCTATAGAGAACGCAGCGAGTTCACCAGATTTGACCATATCCCAGACGGCATCATCGAATACTTTGTAAGCGACAACCCATCCTTCACGATCAGACTGGATACCAAGAGCATCACCAATTTCTTTAGTGATAGGAAGAGAGTGGACAACTACGCCAACCTGATCTCCAACGTGCATGGCCTTGCCGACCCGCACATGCTCCATAAATTCATTAACGGCTTTTACCAGTGTACCAGCTTCGATAACGTCACCCTGACGATCAATAACTGCCTCACCTTTTTCTGTAACTACAGAAGCCCATCCGTAGACCATACGCTGTTCGTCGTCAGTCTTGAGGATTTTACCTTCAATGTTCTTTGTCATCTTGTGTTCAAACCCGTTTTCTTGTAAGTCTAAATGCTCTTGTAATGTCTCCGCCCTAACACTCTCTTTAGTATCTGGGTGATACATTGTGTGAGGCTTGAAGTTTTCCTCAGTATAAGCCTTTGTGAGGCTACCCACTGAGCGGCTAC